TTATTGTCCCGTAATATTTTGGAAGTTTTTGCTAAAGTCTATATTGTCACCACGATTTTCTTTGACTTCATATAGAAGGTTATTGAAGTCGTCTTTGATCTCGTATAGGTTGAATTGTTGGTAGATGTTATTTTGATCATCGTATATCGTGTAGATACCATCTTCCATACTCTTAGTTTGATTTCCGTATAGAGCAATTCCTAAGGTATCGATGTCATATTGTGATACGTTAACTTCGAGGGTTAGTGGGTTAAAATATGTATTGGATAAGATAATGGTTTGTGCTGGTTGTCCGATAAATGGTGTTGCATTTGGTTTGTTTGTCGGAGCGGAGCTCGGTGATAGGGTACAGAAAACTAAATTTGTTTGACCTTCTGTATATCTATATCTTATTGCTTTTTGTTGTGTGTTTGTCAGATTCTGAACTATGGGTTCACAAAAGAAGTTCGATGTGATAATTCTAAAGAAGTTTGGTATTTTACTACCATCGGCATTTAGATATTCAACTCTGAATCCCACCAATCCTTGAGCAACAAATTTGTTTACAAACTGATTTGGTACATTCGATAAGTCCACCACGATACCCTTGACATTAGGGAGGGCTGAGAGAACACCACAATCTGTAATTGTTGTTCTGATTTCCGCGGGTCTAATATACAGGGTGTATATACCCAACTGATTGAATACATCGGCCGGTAATCGAAGGTTATATAATCCTCCCAATATCTCGTTTGCATTACCACCAGTTTGGGTGTTGTTAAAATAAGGTCTTAGAATCGCGGCTGCGTCAAGTTGTGTTAGGACAAAATTGTCGGTAACATCCCTTGAGGGTGTGTAATTCATAATAATTTGAACGTCTTCGGGAGATACATCTGCCGGTCTTATTGTTCCATAGGTTCCTGTTGCCACTTTAGATAATATTTGTTTTATTTTTATTTCTCACCTTTCAATAAATACATAGGTTCATTTTTTATATTACATTAAAAAATCTATAACCATACTTAACAAGGTCACCGAGATTGTCAACTTCCCCGATTCTTTGGACACGTTCAAAAGCAGAGTTTTTTCCCCTTTCGATAAAAATGTCTGATTGTATTTCTGCTTGGGCTGATATTCCCAATAATAGTTCATCTTTAACTAATGGTTCTGCGACCATCCAATCCGCAGATAATCCTGAGGAATACAACGAATAGATCGTAACCCCATTTGGATAATCTACATAACTAACATCTTGAATTGTGTAGGCAGTATATAGTAAATTTATCTCCGTAATAATACCGTAATCAACACCCTCTCTTTGTGTTGGTACCAATAACTCGTAACGGTTAGTACCATAGTGTGCCAATTCTGTGATTCTCGATGATGTTAGTCCCGTTATTAAGAATGGTACGGAAACATAATTGTTGGAGGTCTGAGCCGTCACCACATTTTCACTATCACCAGTGAATATATAGTTGTAAGATACTGGTGTTGCTGTCCAACTTCCTACGTTCGGTGTAAAGTAGGCGGTACCATCGGGATTGAAACTTGGGACATTCACAAATGGTGTTTGTATCACCTTCGATACCGTGGTATTACCCCAAGGATTATTCTGTGATAATGTTATGGTATATTCACTCGGAGTCGTAGGATAGGTGTGAACCAAAGAATTCGGAGTAAAAGTGTTAATGGACTGTACTGGACTCCCGTCACCCCAATCTAAAGAATATGCCGATAATTGTAGGAAATTGTTGAACTCAATATCCGAACTGTTGTACACATTCCATACATAAGGATTTACAGTTGTGGACGAAAATATAAAATTGTTGACTACGTCCTTCTGTAAGATTGCCCCGTCAAACACAGAATAATATCCGATGTCGACAGTATTTTCTACCAGTAAGATAGGAACGGTCAGTCCTGTCAATAATGATGTACCACCGGTACCACCCGTAAGTGTTTGTGTCATACCCGAATACACACCGAAAGTTTCACCAGAGTAGGTGACTTCATGTATTATGGTAGATAGGTCCCCAGGAGAAACCCGTATTTTCATTATTTGAGTCTCCATTATGGGTTCACATATTCATACCATTTTATGGGATTCGATACCGTTCCCGCCAGAACCGATACAGGATACTCAAACATCTGATACTTTTGAACATCATAGTCAAGTTTTACCCTGTAGTAAAAATACTCATCAGGTGGAAAATCAGTTTCATTTGACAAAGTATTTTGAGGTCTATTCATCATCTTTACAAACTGTCCCGTACTACCATCAAAAAACTTAGCCGTCATGTAAAATTCATCAACATTGATGAAGTCTCGTTTCTTCAACCAATAAATAAAAAACCCTTCTTTATCACCGATATAATCCAACGAATATTTGGGTTTTTTTATCAGAACTTGAGTGGTCCCATTCAGATTAGCAGTTTGAGTAAATCCTTGTTGTACGGGTATTATAATTGTGATGTAGGCTTCTTGATCCCTATTGAAAGGAGTCGTGTATAAATCCAACTTCCAAAATGACTTGGTGAAAGGTTGTTGGAAATAATAAATTTGATTTACATTAAATTTTGGTGTGTAAGAATTTTCATAAGATCCCGATGGACTTGATACCGAATCCCACAAATAAAACTCATAATTCAATGATGATTTGTTAGTGTCATACTCCATATGTTCGAACCTAGTAACTTCGAAATCTTCATCCTTATTTAGGATTTGCTCGATTATACTTGCTTCATATGTTTCAATAGCCTGTTGCTGCCCTTGAAAATCCCAAATTTGTTCGATTGGGATCTGCAAATCAATACCACCTTGATTTACAATTTCTACTCTAATATTATTCACAGCCATCGATAAGGGGGTCAGGAATGACCGAATAAATTTCGTTTATATCAAAAGATGCTCCTTCAGGATATAACCTGAAAATGACATTGGTAAATGGATAATGAGCTTCGTTTAAAAAAGGATAGTCAACACCATTATTATTGGTGTCAATAAATCCGTAAGGATATATGTCTTTCCAATACCAAAGTTTTTGAGTATTACTAAAGAAAGAATAACCAGGTATATCCAAAACAAATCCTTCTTCCGCGTTCTCAACATAATCTGAAAACACCCTTAAAGTTATCGGATGAAAAACTTGATAATAATATCCTTTGGGGTTTGTAGTGGGTGCATCACTAACATCGAATCCTTTAGTATAATATGTTATCTTATTCATATACCGAGATATTACCCTTTCCTCTTGAGTTATATTATTGAACTCACACCAATCACCATACATCGTGTCTCCACTAACCCTCGGGAGGTTTACCGTAAATGTATAACAACTCGGCGGATCAACACATACTGTTGATCCATCTATGTTTCTTGTGTAAGTCGATGTTGTATTCGTTTCTAAGGAATCACCGTTTGTTGAGTCCCACCACGGATTGGTCTGTTGTGGTAACATATTGAATTCCCAACCTCTTCTTAGTTTGTTCCACCACCCGAAATAACCAACATTTTGAAATGTTGCGAAAATTTGAGTCAAGGGTCGTTTGTTGTTGTCCAACTGATTGATGATTTCTAAGTCCCTCGAAAAAGTCAAATTGTAATTATTTGAACTTTGCCACTTAGCTACCCGCGCAACATTATTGGGTGTGAGAGAAGAGAATTGATATTCTGCACGGTCAGAAAAAGGATTTGACTCAAATCCATTTCTCATAATTTGTGAATCATCAGGGTTGGTAAAAACCCTGTGTTTTCTTACATAATAAATCGAAGTGGTTTCACCCGAGTTATTTATATCGGTAACCCTTTTGAATACACCTTCATTACCTGTATTAAATGTCGTACCCGTATATCCAACATTTACAAGATTAAATACAAATTCATCAGACCCTAAATTACCGTTACCTAAACTAAAAACTTGAAACGTATTAGTCCCATTGTAATCAAATGATAACAGAACATAATCAGCCTCTTGTAGTCCATGTTTTACAGGACAATTCATTTGAAGGATAGGTAAACCATTATCGGAACCGGCACTTATATAAAACGGAATACCATCACCCGATAACCAAGAGGGTAAAGCAGACCCATCAGTAAAGTAATATTTCATAGGAACGGAAAAGTCGTTCTCATATGGATATGAAAGGACAACATTCCAATTGTAACTTGAAGCACTCTTAGTGACAAAGTTCACCTGAGGGTTTGTCACATCCGTTCGGATAAACTCAAATTCTTGATATGAGGGAAGACCACTCCACGAGTTGTTTCCACCTAAAAGTGGAACAGACTTTTCAGGGTTTACATAGTAAAGGTCGTTTAAGTAATTTTCATACTCTGTTTTCCCAACCAAATTATTATCATAGATATACGATACCTTGACAATAGGTCGGAAGGTTGTTGACTTATTTCTTTCCGCATCAAATAATGTTGCTAAATTTACCGAAACGGTTCTGTCATAATCAATTAACTCCGACTGAGTTTGGTTTAACTCTGTGTTGATACTGATATCACTATCAGGAGCTGATTGATATTGTAAATCAGGTTTTATTACTATGTAATTATTCTCACTCATTCCTCAACTCCTAAGTATTTCTGTTTGAATTTATCCATAGCACTTGACCCAACTTTCAAACCAAAATAAAAGTACCAAGGTGCTGAGGTCAATGTGGAAAAATTGTTACCACCTAAATTATCTGAAACATAATCCCCAAGGGCATTTCTTTGAAAGATATATCCTAACCTATTTTCTATCATTCCATTATTACCCAAGAAATATGGTGAGTTGAGTCTATCCAAAGATTGATATTGTTGACTATAAATGTTCTGACCTCTATTGGCACTATATGTAGTAAGCCAAGAGTTTTGATCATTCCCGAAAATTGATGGTTGTGATGTAGCGGGAGGTGGTGAATAAGCTTTGTTTTGCCAATTATAAAAAGGTACAAATTGTGATTTTGTACCCAAGTAATCGGCTAAAAGAATTGGGCCTGAATCATTTCTATTTATTCTTCTTGGTGATATCAGATCTCTCTGATCAGGAAACGAATTGTAGAAAATACCAAACACGGGGTTTCCGGCAGTGTCAGAAGACACGTAAATAGGGTTATCACCAGGATTTGTGGGATCATCAACATAATTACCCTCGTTAAATGGTTCAACACCATATTGAGAATTTATTTGTAGCATTTGAGCATAATCACCATCAACCCTTTGTTTATTACGACTGAAAAACGATGCTAAAGCGGCGTTACCTGTTGAAAATATACTTTGGATAAATGTGATATTCACCAACCTTGACACACTGAAAATCTGCACCAAGTTAGTGATTTCGTTCCAAGTTGATGTATTCATATTGTCCATCTGATATCCATAGTAATCAGGGGTCTTGATGACATCTTTTGTCCAAATATATTTGGGACCTAAGTCCATGATAGTTGTTGGAAACAATAAGTTATAGTTATTCAAAGGATCAAAATCGAGACCAGGTATGATACCACCACCAGTCTTGTCGGGAGCTTTTTTACCAATGAAGGTATTTGTAGTTGAGTTCCACGGACTTGATCTATAATAAAAGTTATTGGTTTCTTCATCGAAGACCATTGTATCGGCACAGAATGTGTAATTGACACTTACAGGAACACCCCCAATACTAACTACGTTCCTAACCTTTAAATCACCATTACCATCAAATGACGGTCTATTTTTAAATGGAAATGCGTATAGGGTTCCGTTCACCCAAGAGTTTACAAACACGTGGGAGAACACACCACGACAGAACGCAAAGGTGACTTTAAATCTTTGTGACCATTCCAAATAATTTTGTATTGAAGAAGGAATGGTTCTCAAGTAGCTACCATCACTATCGGGAGCCAAGAAATTATAACAACCATCGGCGACTCGTACAGGATTTTCATTATTAGAACATGGAGTCAAGACTGTAAGTCTACCCTCGGAATCTGTTGTATAACAACGAAGTGGAACCATACCACTACACCCAAAAGTTGAGATAACACGATCCAAATTATTATCATTACCACTAATTTCAATTGGTTCAGTCAAACCAAACTGTCCGTTTATCACAAACCCCGCTTCATTTCTTCCTTCATCACCAATATAATAGAAGGCAAATATGTCATTTTGATATAATGCGAAAGAGTTTAAACTATTCGTTGGGATTTGGGTTTGATCTGAGGTTGGTAATCTATCAGACCTGACAATTATTTTAGGATTATTCAAAGTATTATCATAGTCAATATTTACAGAAATATTTCCGTAAGTTGGGCTATACAATCTTGTAGTCGGTGGAAGGGCGGTGAGACTTGTCGTACCCATAAAAGAACCCCCCTCAACAACACCTTGATATTCAGTATCAAAAAATCTAAATTTTTGTAATGAATTAGCACTATCAGATAGAGATCCTCCAAACAAATAATCATTATTCATATAATCTTGTAATGGTCTATCACCAGTATAAGGTTTATATGAAAGATTAGATTTATCCAAAGACGAATAATATCTAATTGAATTAGACTGTACTGTTTGAAATTCAGAGTTACTTACCGTAAAGTTGAAAGGGGTATGATATAAAGATGAATTAACATAAGAGGTGAGGTGACTTTCGGGGGTTTTGTAATTTGTATACCAACTTCCCGAGCCAGAGTTGGGTTGGATTGGTATGTTCATATAGTAATCACCCGAAACACTAACAGTACCAGAACCTAAATTGTATCCAAAAATTTTAGATAGGTCGTAATTGATTTTTTGTTTAGAGGTAAAAGGATCGACCCCCCTATTTAGGAAAACTACTTGATAGTTCAGATATTCACTACCAATACTTTGTAAACAATTCAAAGTGACTGTAGCACTTGTACCGTCACTTTTTTGATAACTTATGGTTTGTTCCTTATCTAAAATGTACTTACTTAGAAGTGAATTACTACCGTTTATCAAATTAGTAACTTCATCAACCGTATATCCTGTTATCACTTGGAAGTATTCTATACCCGCTTTTTGTCTATAGTAATCCTCTGTTGTACCTCCTGATAGATAAATTGTAGATGACCCTACTGTACCATTTGTTCGAATATATGATACAGTCTTGGTCACAACCCCTTGTTGTGTTGTACCAGTAATAGAATTGTTACCAAATTGGTTTATTGTACCACCCGACAGGTTAGTATCAAGGATTGTATCGGGATCTGTAAATGACAATAAAGTCCCCACAGGTAGTTGGCTTGATGGTTGTATAAGAAGTACCAAAAAATTGTCCGTGAAAGGTTGTGAAGCAAAACCAAGTGTTGATACCGTTGTTTGAACAACATTCATCCCATCAAAATATCTTTCTCTAATATTCATCAAGTTCAATGACTGAGAAAATGTGGTATCAGCATTAGCTGTTGTCGATGGTGAATCACTATATACAAAAGTCCATGGAGTTCCCACAATGTTTCCAATCGAAGACGTATTTCCTAAAGGGTATCCTGCAAGAGCATACCTGAAACCAAATATATCGGCCTGATACTTTTCATTTCTTTTTTGTGAACCACCTGATGAGTATAAATCAGGATCCAATCCTTCAGGTTCAGTATTAGTGGGATCTCCTTGTAAATTACCCCACGTAGTACCAGCGTTAGCTGGAAAAAGAAGAGAAGTACTTGTCCTACTATATACCTCATATTTACCGATATACTGTTGTGACTCAGATCCACCACCAAACAAGTTAGCAGATCGAATATCTTGGATTCCAAGTTCTTCACTTGAGCATTCACAAGCGTCACAATCAGGATAACTCAACATAGGTAATTTGAATTGTCTAAATTGGAATTGTCTTAAGATTGGTGAAATGTATTTTCTATATCCAAATAAAGCGGCCCCCCAAACAATGGCATATGCCACATTCGCAATGATTAGTCCGACAGCCGGAAATGCGGAGGCCGCGTTGATAACACTAGTTATAATATTGAAACCTAACCATCCAGTAATGAAAAGATCAATGACGAATTTAGCTATCGGCCAAAACTGAGCAATAAAGGATAATATGGGAATTAGAGCAACAACAACGGGAGAAAGTATTACAATAAAGAAGTTGACAACGAAAAATAATAAATCAAAATTTCTTACACCATCGGTTGCTGGAAACTTGTTGTTATCAGATGCACATCCAGGGTCTGTTATTTCTTTGATACCGATGAAGTTTCCCCTTGACAGACCTTTGAAATATTGATCAACTAAACCTGATACAGTATACACTTTATTATACATAAACTCATAGAAAGTATCTTTACATTCGATAGCATCTTGTGAGTTAGTATATCCACTCCAATCAAGTCCGAAATAATATGAACCGATAAGTTTTTTATAATCATTTGTGTTAGTACTTAAGTCATAAAATGGATCATCATTAGAATTGACCCATCCATATTCTTTGATGTTTGGAACCAAAAAGTATGCTCGTCTTGTTTCATTTAACTCCAAACTAGGTGATTGTCCATATTTGATTTTGAATCTATATTTTCCCTTAGTTGGAACTCCAATCGATGGATCTTGACTCAACACCTGCTCACCGAATTCATTGGTTGTTACATAATCCAAGTTCATCGGAACTTCTAACAACCATGTACCATCTTCATCGATCACTTTACCACCCTGATCAAAACTTGCCGCTTCCAATATAGGTAATCCATCTGAGTCTTGAAATATCGTTTGTCTAATCGCTATAATTTCCCCTTCGTTGGTAATAAGATTACATAAATTACCCATTTCTGTGGGTGGTCTACAACCACTTGCAATTGCCTTGTCGTCAATATTTGAGACCAAGGATCCCATAAATAAAGCGGTGGGTTGTATCGAAACACCTACTTGTCCTAAATTAAAATCGTGACGAACAATTGCTATTTGACAAACCTCAGGTTGACCCCAAAATGGAGAAACTTCTATCGATTGGGAAAGGCTAACAATTTGTGGTAATGTTGCTAAATCGGGTGAACTTTGAAAATCCGCTCCGTTAAATTGATCTGCGTTTGCTCTTCCGATTCTAATCAGGTCTTGTGGACCCATAGAAAAAGGTCCCATGTCTGAAAGATCAAGATCCATAACCAATGTGTGTGTACCAATCGGCACACCCATAATCATAAAATCACCACTACCATTTGTTTTGACGGTATACTTGTAGTATTTGTCATATACTTGTATAAGAGCAGGGTTGGTAAGTATGTCTTCTTTACTCGGGAATGTTCCAGTAGGGGTGTGACCTTGATGACTTTGTTCGTAGGGTAAGAGATTATATCTATAACCATCTGAATTAACGTCCTCTACTCGAGAATAAGGATACAGATCCCTAATTATTTCATTGTTTAAGTCTTCCTCAGTTATAGGTACAAATATTGAGACCCGAGCATTTGGGATACCATAACCACCATTTGAAAAAACACGACCAACGACAACACCGTAGTCAGCACACATCCTTGTGTAAACTTCTTCACTCCTAACCTTAAGTGATAAAATTTCGATTTGTTCGAAATCTTGTTCTAACTCAATGTTAATTTGTCTATCAACTCCGATCTGTGTGGGTAACCTATATGATTTTGACATTAAAAAATACTTTCTTAGATAAATAGTTTATTACCTATTTTATTAAAAGTAATGAAATATCAAGAAAAATATATATCAGGAGAAGTTTACCGTTTGGAAGTTTTTGACTCTAACTGTAATGTCTTTTGCTGGGAATCTGATTTGGTAAATTTGATTCGGTTCTGCGAAGATTGTGTTATCAACTAACCCAATTTTTCTTGTCACAGGATCAGAATAGATCATCGATGTTTGTGCTGAACTATACTGTCCTCCGACCTTATTGAATATTGAAATTTCACCAATACTAATGATTCCGTTTTCTGATTGAATAATCCTGTTCAACTCTGATACTAAAATATCCTCACCTAATCCTCGTAAAGTAGGACTAAAAAACGTAGTAATTCTATCTATTACATTCGATATTACGGCTCCTTGATTTTGCGATGCGTCTAACACAACTTGGATATCAACTGCCAAATCAATTACCTGAGCACTACCGATCTGAACATAGTCATTTATCATGCGATAATTCGACAAATATTCAGCTAAATTTTGTTTCATCGTTTGTGAAACTTCGGGTGTCAGATTACCTGAAGAATCATAAGATAATACATTGATAATAATTTTGTTATTATTTTCTGTGATTGAAACTTTTGCCGGAGCTCCGAACTGACCAGGCATATTTCTTATAATGGCTTCGTAGTCATTTATGGTTACTGCTCTGTTCTGAGCCGCGAAGTTGAAAGTAACAAAGTTTCTTACTTCTTCTGTTGATGGATATCCTGCACCACCGATAGCCGCGGTAAGGTTATTACAGGTCAGAGAATTTATTACCGATGTATTGATAATATCGGATGGACCATTTACAAAGAAATCTACCGCGCCTATTTGGTTGATAACATTGACCCCTAAGTTGGTTCCAAGACCACCACCTATTCTATATTGTATAAAAATAGTGGTGTTGGCTTTTAGTGTAGAACCTAAAGACATCATGTTATTTTGGAATCTCTGAATCTTCAACGGTACGTCTAAAGCCGTAAACTCTCTTAATTGATCCTCAGCGGTGTTTGTTCCACCCCCAAAGGTTATTTTCAAGAATCCCTCTGGTGTATATTCTGTTACAAATCTTTCCTGTGTTTGAATGTATCTCCCAACTTTGATTGCTGGGTCATCTGATGGCTTTGTTGGATCTTCAATAAACACTCTGTCGTCAGCCAATGCTGGTACTTCGTATATTCTTCCTGCTGCTCCTAAGAATTCTTGTGAACTTGGGATATTGGAATATGAAGTACCATCTCTTTGAATAATTGATGTAACACCCAACACATTCTTTTCAGGTAAAAAGAACTCAAAAAATGGTCTAACATCATTTGGTGTAATAACTCTCTTGAATACCTTTGTGATCCCATTTACCACAGTCTCCCTTTTAGTAATAGTGTAGTTCAAAAGATTACCATTTTGGTCAAAGTTTGGGATTTTTAATCTATTAGGAAAACCATCTTGATTGAAGGGAGATGCAAAGTTTATATCATCTATACTTTCAAATATTTGTCCCGATCCAACTACTTGACTACCTCTACGTAAAATACCCAAATACCTCTCATCTTCTTTATCACCAAAAGCAGGAACTGTGATGGAAAAATCCACTAAAGATATTGAAGGTCTCTGACCTGGTATTTTCAGACCATAAGTCCGAGCTATGTTATAAATCGATGAACGTTGTTGGGCATACTGAAGAACGGTCTCTTGAATACTCCTATCGATATGATAGTGAAGGTTATCAGCGACTGCAGCGTTTAGATCCAAAAAAACAGAATATACCGACGCATCATTGAAGTTATCAATAAGTTCAGGATAAAAAGTTTGTGTATAATTAACGAGTTCTTGTCGGATTGCCGCAAAATCTCGTACGGTATAGGATATTCTTCTTTCAGCCATACTGTTAAATATTTAGAATAATAAAATCTTTAGTGTTGAATACATCGTTCGATATGGCATAATCGATACGGACTGTTGCGGTATAATCAGCTACGTCGGAATTGTATGTCCTGAGGTCAGGATCTACTACTCCACCGGCAGTGTTAGCGGTCAATCCAGCTGGTGTATTCTCAGGAGCTGTAATGTTTATACTTGTAAGTTGTAATTGTGGCATGTATTTGGTCACAGAATCTCTTATTTCAGCTTCGATACTCTGAAATGTTGGACCATCTAAGGGTTCAAAAATATATTCCAATAATCTCGTTCCAAAATCTGGTAAGAAATATCTTGAACCCTTCCGAGTCAACAATAAATGAATAAGGTTACTTCTGATCTCCTCAGCGGTATAATCCGTTAAATCTAAATATTTTCCATCAAATGAATCTACAAAGGGAAATGTCAATCCATATGTTCTGCCGTTTGCCATAATTCATAAATATACTTCAATATTTTTTTTAAGACATAAAAAAACCCCAACAGTTTATTGTCGGGGTTTTCAGTCATTATAATGATTATTTCTACATTATGCCTGACAAGCCACGCATTCAAGGTCATTCAAGTTTAGTTTCTTTCTTCCGAAAGCCTGTGCTGAATTCATCGAGTGTTGATAGTACAACGTCTTGACACCTAACTTCCATGCATCGATCAACAATTTGTTTACATCTTTTGTCGGCATATCGGGTGAAATCATAAGATTCAGAGATTGTGCCTGATCGATATAATCCTGTCGTACCGCAGCTTGGTTGATGATTGATGATTGATTGATTTCTGCGAAGGTTCTAAAAACATCTTTCTGTTCGTTTGTCAAGAAATCCAAGTGTTGAACTGATCCATCAAATTTTTTGATAGTATCCCAAATCTGTTTGTTGTCCTTACCTAAATCATTTAGTAATTTTTTAAGAACAGGATTCTTGATGGTAACCTTCATCTTAGCAACATCTTTTACATATGCATTTGACCAAATTGGTTCAATAGATTGAGATACTTGACCCAAAATAAACGCCGAAGATGTCGTTGGTGCTATAGCATTTAGAGTAACATTTCTTCTTCCATAACCAACCAAGTGTTCAGGTTCTCCGAACATCTCGGCTAATTCTTCAGAAGCCTTGTATGATTGTTCTTTTATGAGTTTGAAAACTTCAACATTCAAACGTGCAGTATCTTTACTATCAAAGGGTAGATTCTTGGATTGTAGGAATGAGTGCCAACCTAAAACTCCAAGTCCTAACGCTCTTTGTCTTATAGCAAAGTTATAAGCTTTTTCTAAGTAAAAGAATGCTCTTCGTCCTTCGATAGACCCGTCGTGTCTTAAACTATCGATCTTATCGATGAATTCCGTAACAACAGCATCTAAGAAGTATACCATTGTTTGAATTGCGTCAGTGTTTTTCCACTCATCATAATGTAATAGGTTCATAGATGATAATACACACACAAAAGATTCTTCTTCAGAGTTGTGTAGAGCAATCTCAGAACAAAGGTTAGAGTTATAAATTTTCATATCCTTCTCCTTGTAAACTTCAGGTGCTTTATTATTCACGGTGTCGGAGAACATGATATAGGGATATCCAATCTCACCTCTACGTTGAATTACTTTAGCCCATATAGCTCTTTTCTTTTTATCACCTTCCACCATCGCTTCCATAAATTCGTCAGTTACGGTGACAGCATGTGTCAAATCTTGAATCGGGAATCCTTCAGTACCAATTTCCAAGAACTCCATAATATCTGGATGTTCTAAAGGTAAGTACGGTGAGAATCTTCCTCTACGAGTTGACCCCTGTGAAATGTTATCGACAACACTCTGAAACAAGTTCATAAAATGAACTGAACCAGGTGCGTGTCCGTTGTCCGTAATTGTCGCACCACGACCGCGAATGTTACCAAAGTAACCTGAGGTACCACCACCCATCTTACTCATCTCTCCGACCTCTGCCTGAGTGTATAAGATCGATTCAATGTTATCTCCGATGTTCGATCCGAAACAACTTACAGGTAATCCCCTTTTCTTACCGAAGTTTGCCCAAACGGGTGACGATAGTGAATACCATCCTCTGCCCATATAGTCATAGAATTTATCGGCGAATCCTTCGATCCCTAAAATTTTCTCTGCGTGGTCAGCAATAACTCTAACTCTTTCGGTGGGGTTTTCACCCTCACTCAAATATCCACGACGAAGAAATACGATTGATTCTTCATTGATCCAATCGAATGGTTTTACATTTTCCATATTGTTTTTTTATAAATTTAAAATAAGTCGTTGAGTGTAATTGATTTTTGTTTTTTACTGTAATTGATACTTCTTTTGTTAAAGAAATCAGTGTGTTTTGTTGTGAGAATCTCATCATCAAACCACTCTGTTGTACTCAACACCTTTTTATCGATGTTGAATGCGTTTTCGATACCAATAGAATTTAAAGATAAGTTGAATCTGTGTTTGATAAACTCTAAAGTTTCTTGTTTTGATAGAAAATCTAAATCCCCTTTTTCAAAAATCCAATTGATTACTTCAATTTCTGATTCACAAGCTTCGTGGGTCGCATCGATTAGGTCTTCAATTAGATCTTTAGTCCACCAAGTTGGGTTTTCTTTTTTGATAAGGTTGACCAAATCAAATCCGAAACCTGCGTGGATGTTTTCTTCTTTAGAGGTTGCCTCCACAGCGTTACTAATACCTTTCAACATATTTTTATGTTTATTAAATGACATAATAATTAGAAATTGTGAAAACAGTGATACATTCTCGATAAACATAGAAAACAATATTACTGATTCAAAGTAATCTTGATTTTCAACGGACTTTGAACTTAAGATTGATTTTTCAAGATATTTGATTCTTCTTCTGATTGCAGGAACCTCCAATAGATTTTCGAATTCTTTGTTGAGTCCGAGCAATTGAATCAGGTGAGAATATGCATCAGCATGTCTAACTTCAGACTCCGCAAATGTTGCACCAACATTACCGATTTCAGGTTTTGGTAATCTTTTATAGATGTCACCCCAAAACGATTTTACCGCAATTTCGATTTGAGAGATCGCCAACATAGCACGTTGTAATGCTGTTTGTTCCTTTTCATCCAAATGTACCTTGAAGTCTTGAATGTCAGATGTGAAGTTGAATTCTGTATGTACCCAATATGAATGTCGGATAGCGTCAACATACTCCAATAGGTCAGGATACTCATAGGGTTTCAAATTTGTTCTTTTGGTAAAGATATTTGGTTGGTGTTTCGATCGGTAGATAATATATTCTTTTGCAACATCATTCAAACCATTATCCATAAGTTTGTTCTCCACCATATCGTGAATTTCATCTACGTGAGGTAGATGAAGTTTGTTTCCCCGAAACACACTTTTTTTGGTAAGACGAGCGATCTTCTCAGCCATCTCAACATCTACCCTACCTGCACTTTCCATCGCCTTTACGACCGCGTTTTTTATCTTATCGATTTCGAATGGGACTCGGTCACCACTTCTCTTAGTTACGAATCGTTGATCCGTTCCAATCATATCTATTAAATCATTCATTATCTATTCTTTTATTTTGTTTTTATAATTAACAAGATTAAACCAACGGTTTTTCTCTTTGTTGTCTTTTTTCCATAAGTTCCTTGATACGATCTCTTTTTTGATCATCTCTCTTTTCCTCGAATCCGAGGAAGGTTACAGAACTATCGGTATCGATTTCCAATAACTCGTTATTGAATTTACAGTTTTCGAAAATCACACCATCTTTACCAACTCGGGACTTGGTGATAGCAATTGTCGCCAAGTTCATTTCCTTTTGTTGAAGGGTCTTTGCTATGGAAATAATAACGTGACCTACCTGAGCCTTCTTGATACTACCACCCATTTGGTCGTTGGTTACAACCTCAGAGGATATTGAACTTCTGTTACCCTGCGTTGCCGTCCAACCGACAACACTTAACTCGTGACATAGAGCCTCGAATCCTCTCATTACAGAACCTTCGCTTTTCCATTCGTCACCCAAGTTTTTATCAGGAACAATACAGTCAATGTAATCAACAAGTATCATATCGATCTTGTGACCATCGGCAATCATTTTACGGATCATATTCTTAATTTGAGTCATAGTATGAGTGTCTGATGCTAGTTTTTTTAAATATAACCTGTTGGTCATTTCTTCCTTTACTTGACGAGCTTTTTCGAGAACTTCTTCACGATGAAAAGGCAATTCATCAGGTACAATACCAGTCCACATGGTGAAGTGTTTTCTCTGAATAACTTTAGGGTTGTCTTCAAAAAACAATTGAAGAACATTATATCCATGGTTAAAAGCACTATTAGCAATTTTTGATAATACAGTTGTCTTACCAACACCAGTTGGTGCCAGTATAACTCCGATTTCACCCTTAGCCAATCCACCTTTTAGTAACTTGTCGAGACCACTAATCCCCATCGGGATCGGGTGACGGAAGTCCTCATCGAGAACGTCATCCAAATTGGTGAACACATCTTCAACTTTGTTGTTGTTTTCTCCGATTTGAA